CATACTGGCTCCTATAGTATTGCCAGTATATAATAGTGGCAATACTATAGGAGCCAGTATGACAGTGACTAAAAAGGTTAACTACCTAAACAATAAAGATATCCTGAAAGAAATTCACAAAAGTAAGATGACATACTGTTATCTTGAAGATGACAAGTATGATATGTATGACATCATTGTAGAAGATGTTAACAAAATCAATAAAAAGACACTAACAGAAGCTAAAGAAAATCGTGCTGCTCGTATCCAAAGTGAATGCTATGCAGAAGCTATGTTAGGGCACGATTCAAAAGATTACAGAAACAAGCCCAAGCAAAAAGACTTTGCTGTAGATCCTGATTCAATTGATGACGGTGACATTGTGTTTCGTGTTATGACTTACGAACATATCCCCGAAGAGGAAGGTCGTAAGAAGAATCCAAAAAATGAAGCTGAAGAAAAAAGTCGTGTAAACTTCCCTCCTTATAAGCATTATGCATATCAAAATGGTGAACTAAAAGAAGTGGCTCGCAGTCACTGGCGCGGTAGCTTAAGCAATGGTGAATTTTGTGTTGACCATGGTAAGATTACAAACAAGCTAGGAACAATGTTTCTTAAGTTAGTTGAACGTTACAGTCATCGTAGCAACTGGCGCGGATATACCTACGTAGACGAAATGCGTGGTCAAGCACTAGTACAACTAAGTCAAGTTGGGCTACAGTTTAACGAAGCAAAATCAGATAATCCATTTGCATATTACACTGCCGCGGTTAACAATAGTTTTACCCGAGTGTTAAACTTAGAAAAACGCAATCAAGTTATTCGTGACGATATTCTCATCGAACATGGGCATTTGCCAAGTTTTGGCAGACAGATGGCACATGAAGCAGAAATTAGGGCTTTGCGAGAAAGCGCAGAAACGGAAAAGGCTTCATATGAGGAGTATGACGAACAATGAGTCAGCTGTTTAAAACGGCGGCTTGTTTCACTGACATACACTACGGTTTAAAACAAAATAGCCGCATCCATCTAGACGACTGCCATCGATTTGTTGATTGGTTTATCACAGAAGCAAAAGCTCGAGGAGCAGAAACTTGCATCTTCTTAGGAGACTGGAGTCACCACCGTGCCAGCGTAAACGTTGCCACAATGAATGCTAGTATTCGAGATCTTAAAAAGTTGAACGACAACTTCGAAAAGGTTTACTTTATTACTGGTAACCACGACTTGTACTACAAGGACAAGCGTGAACTAAACAGCATCGAATATGCACGTGACTTACCTAACTTTGTAATGGTAGACGAACATTTTGTACAAGATGACGTTGCAATTATTCCGTGGCTTGTAGCTGACGAGTGGAAGCAAGTACAAAAGATGCGAGTCAAGTACTTGTTTGGTCACTTAGAGTTGCCCTACTTTAAAATGAATGCAATGGTAGAGATGCCAGATCACGGTGGTCTCAAAGCAGAGCATTTGAGCGGGCCTGAATATGTGTTCAGTGGGCATTTCCACAAGCGTCAGTATAAAAATAACATTCACTATATCGGTAATGCGTTCCCACATAACTATGCAGACGTTGACGACAACGAACGTGGTGCAATGTTCTTAACTTGGGGCGAAGAACCAATATATGTTAACTGGACCGAATGTCCAAAGTTTAAGGTAGTATCACTTACCGAACTTATTGACAACCATGCGAATTTACTTGACAAATACACCCATGCTCGTGTAAAATTAAACATTAGTATTAGTTACGAAGAAGCGAACTTTATTAAAGAAAAGTTCGCAGAACAGTACGGTGTTAGAGAACTACAGTTAATTCCTGTTAAAGATGAAGAACAAGAATTTGAAGGTGGTGAGATAAAGTTTGAAAGCGTGGATCAGATTGTTATCCAACAGTTACAAACTATTGAGTCTAATGCTGTTAATACACAAAAGTTAATTGATATATATCACGGATTAGAAGTTTAATGCTTAAAATTAAAAATGTAACTGCTAAGAACTTTATGAGTATTGGCGCACAAACACAGGCCGTAAATTTTGATAACTGTAACCTAACACTGGTGTTGGGTCACAACATGGACATGGGCGGCGATGGCAGCAGAAATGGTACTGGTAAGACCACTATCATTAACGCACTCAGCTATGCTCTTTATGGCGAAGCGTTAACTAATATCCGTAAGGATAACTTGATTAACAAGACCAACGGCAAAAATATGTTTGTTAGTGTTGATTTTGATATCAACGGCAAGGAATACAGAATTGAGCGTGGTCGTAAACCAAATGTGCTACGCCTCATTGTAGATGGCAATGACACAGGTGATGCTGACAATGAAGATGATGATGCACAAGGCGACAGCAGGGAAACACAAAAAGCAATTGAAAAGATTGTAGGTTTCCCGCACGAAATGTTCAAGCACATTATTGCACTGAATACATATACTGAGCCGTTCTTGGCTATGAAGTCTAATGACCAGCGCAACATGATTGAGCAGTTGCTAGGTATTACTGAACTGAGTCAAAAAGCAGATATCCTCAAGGAACTGCTTAAAAATACCAAAGACTCAATCAAAGAAGAAGAAATGCGTATCGCCGCAGTTAAATCTAGTAACGAACGTATTGAAAAGAACATTAATGAAATTGAGCTACGCAGCAAGGCTTGGGAAAAGACCAAGAGTGATAAACTTGCTGACATGGCTACTACAATTGAAACTCTTAGCGAAATTGCAATCGAGCAGGAAATTGCTAACCATAAGCATAATCAAACTGTAAAAGAATTAAGCGATGCTAAGACTATTCTTGAAAAAGAAAAAGATCGTGCTGATACCAGTTTCAATCGAAGTGTTAAGAAGCTAGAAGAACTTAAGACTAACTTGCAAAAGGCACACGAAGGTGTATGCCCTACTTGCGGACAAGGTACTGCACATCTTACAACTCACGAAGAATATACAGCAGAATTAGTTGAAAAGATTGCTGAAGAACAAAAGTATCACGATGATCTAGAATTACGATTAAATGAGCTTGTAGTTGCACTAAATGAATACAAAGATATTGCAGACGAAACTGATACATTTTATAATGATCTTGAAAGTGCGCTAGAACATAAACACAATTTAGATACGCTAGCGACCCAGTATGCAGAAAAGCAAGAAGAAAACAACCCGTACATTGAACAAATTGACCAGTTGCGTAAAACTGGCTTAGAAGAAATCACATGGGATCACATTAACGAACTTACTGATCTTAAAGAACATCAAGAGTTCTTACACAAACTACTAACTAGCAAAGATAGCTTTATTCGTAAGCGCATCATTGATCAAAACATCAGTTATCTAAATCACCGTCTTGCTTATTATTTAGACAAGATTGGGTTGCCGCATGACGTTAAGTTTAATAGTGACCTCAGTGTTGAAATCACAGAGTACGGTCGTGATTTAGATTTTGATAACTTAAGCCGCGGCGAACGCAATCGTTTGATTCTAAGTCTAAGTTGGGCATTCCGTGATATCTATGAAAGTTTGAATCAGCCGATGAACTTGATGTGCATCGACGAACTTATTGACAGTGGTATGGATACAATGGGTGTTGAAAACAGTCTTGCTATCCTTAAGAAAATGAATCGCGAACAACGTAAGAACATTTTCTTAATCAGTCACAAGGAAGAGCTCGTTGGTCGTGTTAACAATGTACTAACGGTTATTAAAGAAGGTGGCTTTACCAGCTACAACACTGACACTGAATACGTAAACTAACGTGATACTCGTTTTAACTACTCCTAGAACTGGCAGTACTTGGTTTTGTGAACAATTAGCTAAGAACCACTCGTTAGAGAATCTAGACGAGTATTTTGGTAAACACGAAATCTCGCTTGAGGAACAAATCACTAAGCTAGAGTACTTACAGTCAAATAAAAATACTGTACTGAAATGTTTTCCGTGGCATTTTAAAAATTTAAGGGCAAATTTTCCTAGAGCTAATTTTCTAGAAAAAAATCTTTTAAAACTTGCAGATAAAATATACATTCTAGTTAGAAAAGATTTTAACAGTCAATGTAAAAGTTACTATCTAGCAAAAAGTACAGATGTTTGGAGCGGTATCCCACAAGAGCATATCGATGTTACAGTAGACAATGTTATGTATGAGTATTATGTTAATCACTTGATCGATGGGTACATGCAACTAGCAGAGTATTATAAAAAATTTAATTGCGAAGTTATAGATTACGATAGCTTGGCATTTAATAGAGAAGAACGATACGTCAGACCTGTTACATGGGTTAATGAACCAAAATCTATAGATTTTAATGTAGAGATGTTGTTTACCTAAATTTAAGTGTAACGGATTCATGCTCGTTTAAATAACTGCATGAATTGGACGTATAATGGAACAAGTGTAGACGACTTACCTGAAGGTACGGAAGCGTTTGTTTATTTGATTACTAACCTTACTAACAACAGAAAGTATGTTGGTAAAAAGTTGGCCCGATTCAAAAAAACACGCCCACCGCTAAAAGGTAAAAAGAACAAAAGACGCAGCTCAGTAGAAAGTGACTGGCGCGACTATTGGGGCAGTAACGATCATTTAAAGGACGATGTTGTGCGTTTAGGCGCAGAACACTTTACTAGAGAGATACTGTATTTTTGCCCCAGCAGAGGCGTAGCCGGTTACCTAGAAGCCAGAGAGCAGTTTGAGCGTAAGGTTTTGGAAACAGATGAATACTATAACGGCATTATTAATGTTAGGGTAGGCGGTTCACAAATCCTGCGTGAAGCACTGAAGAAACTATAATTACATATACAACACACATGGCAGTACACGGCAGTTTTACACACAAACCTGGCACACATCGAGCATAGCTCAATCTCTTACTAAGGCATATTACATAGGCGCTGCACCGCCCCACCGAGGACTATATCGGTTTCCTTGAGGCTCCGTTTCACTACGGCGTCAGATTCTGGAATGCAGTCGGCAAGATGCAAACAACGTTATGGCATTGAAAGAATGTGAGCTCTGAGAAAAAGCAACTCACTGGTTGATATAACCAAACTCCACTAGGTTATATTAGCTTCCGAGCGAATACAAGTGACGGTAGTGTATGGGGAGAGAAGGCGCTCTGCTTCCTAATAAGCACCCGGGTTGGAGATGGCGAAGCTCATCGTGATGACGCTTTCTTTTTTGTTCACCCTGCAAAGGGTGAACTATGACTCCACTATCGTGATAACTTCTTAATTAATAAATCAACTAAAAAATATCTTACAAGTGAATGAGTGAAGTGAAACGAAACGAATGAAAGCAGTAAGATAAGACACGAAGTGTCTACTAATGTAACAATGAATGATTACATCCAATCAGTAGGTTGTTGTCCTGATTTAAGTTTATTGTAGTCATTAAGGACTTTAACGGCCATTTCTCTTTCAGAATGACTCATGAGCCATACTTCATGCCATGAAAATGACCCGCCACTATAAATGACGAGTTCTGTTAGGTTTTTCTGAAGTTCGGCGGCTCCCTGTTTCAGTGAGCCCAAGTACGCTACAATTTCCTCGGGCTCAGCTGATGTTAGGAAGCTGTGAAAAAATTTACTGGGTCAAAGCCTACCTCCTGCTCGAATGGTCCGTGCTCATCACATTCTAACTGGACTTTCTTATTGACACCAATTTTGCTGATCTTTTCAATAGTCTTTTCGATTTCTTTACCAATAGTAGTTTCGCAATTTTCTAGGAACTCACGAATTTGATCAGTATCAATTACTGTAAATTCATTACCTTCTGGATCTACACCTCGAATACTAGCAACCGAGTCAACTGTAAGATCAAAGTTAACTTTAGCCATGCGTACAAAGCTACTGTTAAATGCTTTAAGCTGTTCTAGTTCATCTTCGATATTAGCTAGGCTTTGTAGACTACGAGTGCTTTGGAAATTAGCAATACCTGCTTTAATGGTACTGTCATAGCTAAATGGCTTAACTTCAATAATTAATCCGCTAGCAGTTTCAAAAGAATACGATTCTTCAAGTGTATTCATTGTTTCGAGTGCGCCTTCAACACTAGCAATGCCAGAGCATTCTGCGGCACATATAGGACACTTGCCTTTTACTTCAATGTCATCACCGTAGGTAGCGCCTTGAATAGCAACTAATAATGTATCGATGTCACTGCTCAACATCTTTCTTGGTTTTTGCACAGCAGGTACACAGCTCTTAATAATCTGTGTAACTGCTTCGCCGTTTAGTAGTGCGTCAGGGTTTTTGAGAATTGCTTCGTCTTTAGCAGTAAGAGCATATACTGCAACTTCGCGACTCTCACCTAGTTCAACTACATCGTCAGTATAAAAGCGTCCACCGCTAGGTAGCTTGGTGTACAACTTAGGTGCTCTAAAATAACCACTTAGTGGATTATTTGTTTTAGCCATATTAAAACTCCTGTTAATTGAGTAGATAAATATATGAGTGATAGATATCCGCTGTACGATATTTATCTCCATAAAAACTGTATATAATGGATTTTTTGAATGGCCGCTGATAAGCACACTATTAAGATAGTTGACAAAGACGGAAATCAGTCTGAAGTTACTCTGCCCGGCTTTGCGCTGGACATGACTCAGGAAAGACTGATAAAGAGTGTGCAAGCTCTTGGCAAACTGAATCCTAAAACAGCTAAAGCATACGAAGACTTAATCGACGCTACTAGGGAAACAGTTACTTCAAATAAAAAAACTTCAACACAGCAAAAGAAGGATGCTAAAGCATTACAAGACGCTGTAGAAAATGCCAGCGACAAACAAGTATCTGCACTAAGACAATTCCAAACAAACTTTGCTGACCGTGTGGGCAAAGACATGCGTGATACTTTTGTTACTGGCGGTAATATTTTAACCGCTGCAATTAAAACTGCCACAGTAGGTCTAGCCGCCGGTGCCGGTCTGTTATATAAAACATTTATGGATACCAGTGACGCATTTAGACAACTAGCACAAGCTGGTTTAGGTGGTGCAGGTGCTAGCGGTACAGAAGCTCAAGATGCTGTTAAAAGTTTAACACTATTAGGCATGAGTGCAAGTGAAGCAGCTAGCCTGCTTACCAGTTTTGGCCAAGCTAGTACTATGTTAGGCAAAGCAAATTTTTCAAAATTTGTTTCAGGTGTAGCTAGTGCAGGTTCATTTGCAGCAGACCTAGGTTTAACACTAGAAGAAGCTGCCGAGTATGCGGCAGAAGAAATTGACATAAGACAGCGTGCTCTTATGGGTAGAGTGATGCTAGACGGACAACAGAGTCAGTCTGTGATGGATGCTATTCGTCAAACCCAATTGCTTGCTGGTATTATGGGCAAGTCAATGAAAGACATCAATCAAGACAAGAAAGAATTTGTTGACAACAACGCTAATATTGCCAGCGTCTTAAATCAAATGCCTGAAAAGTATAGAGCAGGCTTTATAGAGCAGATGTCGACATTTGGCGGTGCTTCTAAACAGCTAGGCGATAATGCGGGTAAACTATTGCAAAGCATTGTTAATGCGGCAATGCTTCAAACCCCAATCCAAGATGCTAACCTACAACAGCTAGCAAGTATTGGTACCGGTGGTTCAGAACTTATTAGATTAGCAGAAGACTTAAACAAAGTATTATACAGTACAAATCAATTTACTGCTGAACAACAGCAAGCAGTAATTAGACGTTTTAGTCAGATAATCAGCACATTCAACGCAGAAGAACAGCAAATTTTAAGTACACTATATGGCAGTGGCAATGCGGCAGCAGAACTGTTTATTAACTCTAGTGTAGATATATCAAAGTTTAGTAAAAGTGTTCTAGCTTCATACAATAAAACTACTAAAGCATTAGACCCGATGGTAACAACAGCCGCTCAAGTGCAAAATGCGCTTAGTTTAGTAAGTGGTGCGTTTGAAACTTTTAAAATTCAAATATTGGGTGGATTAGCTAATCCTATTACAGCGTTTACAAAAGCCTTTACTACTACAAGAGCTTTAACTAAACAAGAAATTGATGAAAAAATTACAGCAATTAATCAAAACAAAGAGTTAACTGCTGATGAAAAGAAAGCCAAAATTGCTCAGTTAGCAAAAGCATCAGCTATTGCTGATAAAGCACTAGACGCTGATCAGCGTGGTATAACAATTATTGAAGCATTCCAGCGAGGCTTAACTGGTATTGCAGATACATTTGTTAAAGTATTTTTTGGCGGAAAAGGTATTAATGCTGGCGCAGCCGAATTTAGTAGAATTTTACAAGAACAACTTATTCCATGGGTAGATGAAACTGCTCAAAGTATCAAAACATATTTAGAAGAGCTAGGCGGTCGCGAAGGCGGCGAAACATTTGTCGGAAAACTTAAATTAATGGCCACTGATTTAGTAACAGGTGCTATTAAACTAATATTATCTGCAACTAAAGCCGCTATAGTTGAACTATGGCAATCTCCTGAAATTAAAGGAGCAATAATTGACGGCATTGCATTATTATTCGGTGCAGCATTAGTTAAAAGTGCATTAGCCTCTGCGGTGTCGGGATTGTTTAAATGGGTAGCAAGAGGAACGGTAGCTTCGGCAGCAACAACGGCAGCAACAGGTGCCGGAACAGCAGGTGCAGGCGGTTTACTAGCAGCTACCACTGGAGCATTTGCTGCCTCGAGGGCAGCAGGTAGTGGAAGGCTTGCTGCCGGCGCCCAAGCACTAAAAGCAATCCCAGGTTCAGGTCTAGCAGGAAGAGCACTTACCGGAGCAAGCGGCATTGGCGCCGGATTAATGGTCGGTAAAGATGCATTTGATGTGGGTAGAAGTTTAGCCACAGGAGACAAAGTTAAAGGTGAAGATGTTGGCGGTATAGTAGGCGGTGTAGTAGGTGGCGCGATTGGTTTATTAGGTGGCCCTGTTGGGGTAGCTATTGGTGCTAGTTTAGGTAACATGGCTGGTAATTGGATAGGTAGCTTCTTTGACGATGATGAAGCTAAAGCAGGCGGCGCTGAAGTAGCTAAGGCAACAAAAGAACAATTATTACAACAAGAAGGCCTAGCTGCAATGGCTATGGATCCAGTGCATATTAAAGCAGTGGGTACAGCACTAAAAGATTTTAACAATGTATCAGTTGACAAAATATCAGCAGGGTTAGAAACATTTAATCCTAAGTTACAACAGATGTTCGAAGTTATACAATCAGTTAAAGCAGCATTTGTTGATGTTGTTAACAAACGATTAGAACATTTGTTAAACAACATTACAGGATTAAATTTAGAAGGGTTGAAATTACCTGTAACTATAGATTACCTAAATAAATTAGCCTCAACTATTACTGCAATGCCCATTGATACAATTCAAAAATTGGCAGTAGCAATGAGTTCACTAACTGTTGCTCTAAGAGATTTTACTAGCTTAACTACTAGTAATATATTCTCGAGAGGTATGGACTTCTTTACTCAAAAGCAGGATGACACTGCAAAGATTGCTAAATCAATTAACGACTTTGCTGATGACATTGATTCAGAAAAAGTATTAAAAGCGGCAGAAGCTATCCTAGCATTTAATGCTGGTGTAGCAGGCTATGCCGCAGTTCCAAATGAACCAAAACGATCATCTGCCGCAGGTGATAAAGCCGCTGCTGATCAAGTTAACTCAACTGCTAAAGTAGGATACAATAATCCATATGAAAAATTAAGAGCAATTGAAGCCGAGTTAGTACAGCTCAATGAAAAATTCAGTGAAGGCGGTGCAGTTACAAAAGCATTGAAAGGCATTAAAACTAATACTGCTAAACCTGATGACCTTAAAACACCTTAAAACAGGGCAATAATTAGCACTCAGAATAATTTTTATAGCAGCTATTATCTTATAAGTAATAGATAAATAGTCTAAGTTACTTAATAAGAGAGCATTATGAGCTGGAGAAAACACTTTACCCCCGTTGACAACAGTGGATTACCACTTAATGTGCAACCTAAAGCAGGTGGCGGTCATTACGGGCTGAGTACAACAAGTAGATACAGCAGTTGGTTACCAGAAGTATATGCTGGTTCGCCTAACCGTCTTATGCGCTATATCCAATACGATCAGATGGATCAGGATTTGGAAATTAATGCCGCACTTGATACAATTGCTGAGTTTGGTACTCAAGAAGATGAAAGCACAGGTTTGCCACTGCAAATTGAATATGATGGCACACCTAGTGATACTGAACAAAAGATTCTATTAAAGACTCTTACACAATGGTGTAACCTAAATCAATTACATAAGCGTGCTTTCCGTATCTTTCGTAACAGCATTAAGTACGGTGACCAATTCTTTATCCGCGATCCAGAAACATTTGAATTGTACTGGGTTGATCCTGCTAACATTGAAAAAGTAATTGTAAATGAAAGCGAAGGCAAAAAGATTGAAGCATACTTTGTTAAGAACTTAGAACAGAATTTACAAGAATTAACTGCTACGAGTGCGGCAGCATTACATGCTCGTCCTTACGGCAGCGGCCAAGGGTTAACAGGTGTAATGAGTCCTGTGGCAACTACTACTAGCAACTACCTAACAGGTGCTATCAGCGGTAGTGATCAAGGATCACCCATCGAAGCAAAGCATGTTGTACATATTAGTTTAACAGAAGGTATGGACAGTGCTTGGCCATTCGGCGTAAGTATCTTAGAGCCAATCTTTAAAGTATTCAAGCAAAAAGAACTGCTAGAAGATAGTATTATTATCTATCGTGTACACCGTGCTCCAGAACGCCGTGTGTTCTTTATTGACGTAGGTAACATGCCTCCACACCGTGCTAGACAGTACCTAGAACAAGTTAAGTACGAAGTACAACAAAAGCGTGTACCTAATAAGAGTGGTAGCGGATCAGGCGTAACAGACGCTGCATACAACCCAATGAGTATGCTAGAAGACTACTTCTTTGCTCAAACCGCAGACGGTCGTGGTTCAAAAGTTGATACATTACCAGGCGGTGAAAACCTAGGACAGATTGACGATTTACGCTACTTTAACAACAAACTACTACGTGGTTTACGTATTCCAGCAAGCTACTTGCCAACAGGACCAGATGATGGTAGTGCAATGTACAATGATGGTAAAGTGGGTATTGCGTATATTCAAGAATATCGCTTTGCTCGTTATGTAGAACGCCTACAAAAACAAGTAGAAGAAGATTTAGATCACGAATTTAAGATGTTCCTCAAGCATAGAGGAATTGAAATTGATCCTAGTGATTTTTGTATCAGATTTACTCCTCCAATGAACTTTAGCAGTTACAGAGAATTACAATTAGATGCAGAACGTGCAACTCTGTATAATCAAATACAAAATGTTCCACATCTTTCAAATCAGTTTAAACTTAAGAAGTATCTTGGTCTAACTGAAGACGAAATGAAAGAAAACGAAGCATTATGGCGTGCTGAAAATGCTTACGAAAAGTTTGTTGACGCTGAACAGCAGATTGGTCTTAAGAACATAGGTATACGAGCAGAACCAGAAGCCGCGGTAAATACTGATATGGAACCAAATTTGGATAACATTGAGCCATTAGAACCAGGTGCAGAAGACTTAGGCGCAGGCCCAGTTACCCCACCAGGCGGCCCAGTTACCCCACCAGGAGGAGCAGTTTAATGCGTTTAAACGAATTTTATAGTCCCGAAGATGATGCGTGGCAACGTCGTAATCCTGGGGATACTCGTAAACCAAAGCTAACACTCGAACAGCTTAACAAGTTGAGAAAAGTTCGCGAAATCAAACGTGCTGAAGAAATTGAGCACAATAAATTTGTACGAGTTATGTACGCTACACCAACACAAGATTCTGGGTTATAATACTTAAAGCAGTATAGAACAACATATACTACACTACTAAATATCCAGACTTACCACATTTTGACATAAAAAGAGTCAAAATTACACCATTTTAACATATAAAACTCCACATAACACTAAGTATTAATGTAAACAGATGCGACTTATCGTGTCTGTAACTTAATTGTAATTTTAGGAGGCCACAATGTCTGAATCACGTACTAAATTAGAACAGATTCTCGAACTCCTTTTAGCTGAAGACAATGCAAAAGCTGAAGAAATGCTACATGAGTATGTAGTTTCTAAAGCCCGCGCTGAATATGAGCGTGTACTTGACGAAAGCGAAGAAGAAGTAGAAGAAACAGTAGACAGCGAAGATGAAGAAGCTGTTGAAGAAACTATTGACCAAAGCAACGACTTTGAAGATGATATCCTTGCTGATGAAAGCGAAATTGCAGCCGACGAAGCTGGTTTCAATGAAGCTGACGACGAAGAAGAAGGCGAAGAAGAAGCTGGTGAAGTTGAAGGCGATGAAGACCTTGAAGATAAGGTTGACGACCTAGAAGCCGAACTAGAAGATCTACGTGCTGAATTCGAAAAGCTAATGGCTGGCGAAGAAGGCGAAGAGCACATGGACGATGCCGAAATGGCTGACATGGAAGCTGGCGACGAAGATATGATGGGCGACGAAGGCGAAGACGAGATGATGGACTCAGTAGAGTACGATCTCGACGAAGAAGCTGAAGAAGACAGCGAAGTTGTTGAAGAAGCTACAAAGCTACAAGACAAAGTTGCTGCTCCAAAAGCACCAGCTGCTGACGCTTCAAACGGCACATCACCAGTAGCCAAGCACAAGGCGGGTTGGGAAACCGGCGCACCTGTAAAAGCTAAAGATGGCGGCGAAGGTAACAAAGGCGCAACAAACGCAAAAGATCACACACCTACAAGCAACATTGGCATCAAGCCAGCCAAGGTAAACGTACCTAAGGCGTAATTGTAGGAGTAGCTAACAATGGCACGTAAACTTTACGAATATATGGCAGCAGACCACGCAGGTCTAAAGCTAATGGAGTCCGAAGATGGCAAAGACCTGTTTATGGCAGGGCTTTTCATCCAGGGTGACGTACAGAACCAAAACGGTCGTGTATATCCAAAAAACGAAATTCAACGTGCCGTTGAGAGCGTAAGAAATAGATTAAGCAAGGGCGAAACTGTGTTGGGCGAATTAGACCATCCAGAAGAGCTCCAAATCAATCTAGACCGTGTAAGTCATATCATTACTGATATGCACTGTGACGGTTCAAACGGTATGGGTAAATTAAAAATCATAGAAACACCAATGGGAAATATTGCGAGAGCTTTATTAAAGGCAGGAGCAAAACTGGGCGTTAGTAGTCGTGGCAGTGGTAATGTTAACGAAAGTGGTCGTGTGAGCGATTTTGACATTGTTACTGTAGACATTGTGGCCCAGCCCAGTGCGCCAGATGCATATCCAAAGACAATCTATGAAAGTTTATTCAACATGAGAGGCGGCGAAGCTATTCATAAAATAGCAGGCGCTGTCACACACGATAAAAGTGCAGAAAAGCATTTGATGAAAGCTATCACTGGCTTGATTCAAGAACTTAAACTAAGGTAAGTAGGAGACTACTATGGCAGTGACATTTAATGAACTACTTGAAGGTGCGGGGCTATCGGAAGAAGCTCGTTCAACCATTCAAGAAGCTTGGGAGTCACGCCTTACTGAAGCTAAGGAAGAACTAACAGCAGAACTTCGTGAAGAGTTTGCACAGCGTTACGAGCATGACAAAAATCAAATCGTAGAAGCTGTTGATAACTTTATCACATCAAAAGTTGAAGCTGAAGTTGCAGAACTAGCTGAAGATAAAAAGGCGCTCGCAGCAGAAAGAGTTAAGTATCGCAAAGCCGTAAGTGAACACGCTAAACTACTTGACAAATTTGTAACCTCAATGGTTGCAAAGGAAGTTAAGGAATTACGTGCAGACCGTAGTCGTGTAGCTGAACACGTAGCAAAGCTAGACAGCTTTGTTACAGAACAGTTAGCAGAAGAACTTAAAGAGTTCCACGAAGACAAGAAAGCACTTGTTGAGCAGAAGGTCAAAATGGTTCGTGAAGGCAAGCGTCAGCTTGTTGAAGCGAAGAAAGATTTCATTCGTAAGGCTGCTGACACAGTCGAGAAAACCATTAATAAGGTTATCAGCGAAGAAGTTAAATCATTCCGTGATGACATCACAGCGGCTCGCGAGAACGATTTTGGACGTAGAATTTTTGAAGCATTTGCAAGTGAATTTGGTGTAAGCCACTTAAACGAAGCAAAAGAAATCAAAAAGGTCCAGAAGAAGTTAGCTGATGTGGAAAAGAAACTTGCTGAAGCTGTAGATCAAATTGCAACCCGTGAGGAAGCAGTTAAGCTAACAGAAAGCAAATTACGCATTGCACAAGACAAGTATGCTCGTAAAGAGAAACTTGACGAGTTAATGCGCCCACTAGGCAAAGAGAAGAAAGAAATTATGTCTGATTTACTTGAAAGTGTTAAGACAGAGAAGCTAGAAGAAACCTTTAACAAGTATCTTCCCAGCGTACTCGATGGCGAAACACCAAGAGTTAAAAAGGCATTAACAGAATCAGTGACAAAAGAACACACTGGTAATAAAAAGGCAACTGTGAAAGCAGAAGCCGATGACAACGCGGATGTCGTTGAATTAGAACAAATCCGCAAACTAGCCGGACTTTCAAGATAATAGGAGTTTAGAAATGGCAAATTTATTTGAAAGCAACTGGTCAGCAACTAAGGAAGCACTATTAGAAGGCTTAAGCGGTAATCGCAAGGCTTCTTTAAACGTGGTCCTCGAAAATACTAAAAAATATTTGTCAGAGGCCGCTACAGCAGGTGCAACCGGTGCTGGTTCAGTAGCAACATTAAACAAGGTAATGTTACCTTTAATTCGTCGTGTAATGCCAAGCGTTATTGCGAACGAACTAGTTGGCGTTCAGCCAATGACTGGCCCAGTGGGTCAGATCCACACTCTTCGCGTTCGTTACGCTGAGACAGGTGGTGGTGCAACAGCTGGCGATGAGGCTCTAAGCCCATTCAAGCTAGCTTCAACTTATGCAGGTTCACCAGATGCTACAGCAGCAGCTGAAGGTACACCAGGTCGTAAGATGAGCATCCAGATCCTCAAGGAAACAGTAGAAGCTAAGACAAGACGTCTAAGCGCACGCTGGACATTTGAGGCTGCACAAGACGCAGAAGCAATGCATGGCGTAGACGTAGAAGCTGAAATCATGCAAGCTCTTGCACAAGAAATCGTTGTTGAAATCGACCAAGAAATTATCGGTTCACTACGTTCACTTGCTGGTGCAGGTACAACACTTGATTTCCTAGGTGGTTCATTAGTAGGCACACCAACTTATATTGGTGACCGTCATGCTCTATTAGCTATCGAAATCAACCGTGCAGCGAACCGCATTGCAGCTCGCACACGTCGTGGTGCTGGTAACTACATCGTAGTATCACCAGAAGCATTAACAATCCTACAGAGCGCAAGCACATCAACATTTGCTCGCACAACTGAAGGTAGCTTTGAAGCCCCAACAAACACCAAGTTCGTTGGTACACTAAACGGTACAATCCGTGTGTTCGTAGACAACTACGCCGCAGACGGTACAAAGGTACTAGTTGGTTACAAAGGTTCAAGCGAAACAGATGCTCCTGCATTCTACTGCCCATACATTCCATTAATGAGCACAGGTCCAGTTATGGATCCAGCTACATTTGAGCCAGTAGTTAGCTTTATGACACGTTATGGTTATAAGGAACTAACAAACACTGCAAGCTCACTTGGTAACGCAGCAGACTACGTAGATGCAATCACACTTGCAAACGTAACATTCCAGTAAGATTAAACCTTAACGGAAATAGAGAGCCCTCGTTGGAAACAACGGGGGCTTTTTTTGACTTTTATTTCTTTTTGTTTTTATTGATAAATAGTTCTATAAGCACAAAATCTTACGTGTAGGGATTTATAATGTCAACTAAAAGAACCGTAATTAACGCTGATGAAGAATTAGTAATCAAAGGTAAACTCACCATTGAAGGTAATGTTACACAAATTGAGACTACTCAACAAGTAACTAACTTAGAAGGTAACGTTTTTACTATCAACTCAGATGGGTCTAACACTTCAGCGGTTCTTGTATTAAACAGTAATGGTACTGTTGCATCATTTACGTTTGACGATGCTAATGGTAGTATAGTAGTCAATAAGCCAATTAACTTTGGTTCTCAAAATATTACAACTACTGGTAATGTTACTGCTTCTTATTTTATTGGCTCCGGTAGCGAACTTACAGGCATCACTACATCAATCGTAAGTGAGGGTACAAATTTATACTTTACATCAGCGAGAGTACGTGGAAACATTAATGTTATTGACGCAGGCGGCGACGGCGCAATATATTATTCGAGTGCAAACGGTAATATAACATATGTTGGACCAAGTTCAACAGAAGTACGTGCTCACTTTAGTGCTACTGATGGTGTTGAATACAGCAACTCTACTGGTGTTATAAATCTTGCAAGTAGTACAGCAGGTAATGGTTTAACTTATACTACTGGTGTACTAGCAGTAGGTGCAGGCGATGGCATTACAGTAAATGCAGATAATGTTGCAGTTAATAATACAGTAATTAGAACCACAGGCGATCAAACTATTACAGGGAACATATCATTTGTTGGTACAACAAGTGTTACAGGTAGTATTGTACCAACGTCAGCTAATACATATAATTTGGGCAGCTGGGAAAATCACTTTGATTATGTTTTTGCTAACGTTATCCATGTTGAATATTTAGATCTTCAAGACGCAAACATTTCGGACATTCATGCAAGATTTTTCGCAGGCGCAGTTACAGGACCTTACCTAACCACTAACTCATCATCAGGTTTAACTTATACTCACAATGCTAGTGCAGCAGGGTATGAAGTTAATGCAGGTGATGGTTTACAAATATCTGGTGCTAACGTTGCTGTTGATAGCACAGTAGTTAGAACTAGCGGCAGTCAATCAATTGCTGGTGTAAAAACATTTACAAATGATGTTGTTATTCAGGGTAATCTAGATGTTACAGGTAACATTAACTCTTTAACACAAGTTGATTTATTTGTTACTGATACAAAAATTACACTAGCGAACGGCAGTGTATCAAACGTAGATGCTTACATCTATGTTGAAGGAAACTACTCTAACGACCCTTATATTAAATGGGACTACGCATCTAACAGTTGGAAATTTAGCAATGACGGCGTAACGACTTACGCTATCCCAACTAGCACAACAGATTTAGCAGAAGGTAGTAATTTATATTACACTGATGCAAGAGTTAATACTGCAATTGATGCATATATTATTGGTGGTAATGGCTTAACATACAGTTCAGGTACAGTTGCAGTAGGTGCAGGTGATGGTATTACTGTTAATGCAGATAATGTAGCCGTTGATGCCAGTGTTGTAAGAACAACAAGCAATCAAAGTATTGGCGGTGTTAAAACATTCACAGGCGAACTAGTTGTACCGTCAATTACAAGTGCTACAGCTAATAATTCAATTTTTGTGAATCCAAGTTCAAATAGCTGCTTTATTGTAATCAATGGTAACCCAGTACAGCTAACAGCAGACAGTGATGTCGGACAAGTAGAAGATGTGGGCTCTACAGGCATTAACATTTATGCAGGATTTAGATCAGTACCGATAGATAACGTTGATATCATCTATCACGGTATTAGAAGCATTGATGGTGGAAGTTATACTACTTTAACAGAAGCAAGTAACGTTATTACAGTTGATGCAAATATTACAGCAATTAAAGGTGTATTCAGTACAGCTAATGTAGCTGGATATGGTAATCTAAGCTATGATATTGCTAACGGTGTGTTTAGTTACTCGGGCGTAACTGATAGTCAAATTAGAGCGTTGTTTAACGGATCAGGACTGATTAGTTATGACAGTGCTAACGGTTCTATTACAACTAGTGCAGATAATTATGGCGGATGGACAGTACAAACTGACAGTGGTTCGGGTGCAGCAGAATCTGTTAGCAGCAGTGAAACGCTAACCATTCAAGGCGGTACAAATATTACAGTTACTAATACTGGTAATGTAATTACAATTACTAACGACAACGTTGCTGACATTACAGGCGTAAGTGCAGGTAACGGTCTTGTAGGTGGCGGTAATAGCGGAGACGTTACACTAAACATTGGTGCAGGTGAAGGTATTACTGTAAACGCAGATGATGTTGCTGTTAACGTATCATATGTAAGAAATCAATTTAGCGCATTGGGTGATTTAACATATAATGCAAGCACCGGTGTATTTAGTTTCACAAATGATGCAGGTGATATCGAAGCTGTAACAGCAGGTAACGGTTTAGTGGGCGGCGGAACATCAAGTACCGTTACATTAGATATTGGCGCAGGCACAGGTATCACAGTTAACGCAGATAACATTTCTGTAAATATGGGTGCATTTAGCACAACAGATTTAGCTGAAGGTGCTAACTTATACTTTACATCTGCTCGTGCTAACAGCGCAATGGATGCATACCTAGTAGGTGGAAACGGTTTAACTTATTCAAGCGGTACGTTTGCAGTAGGAGCCGGCGATGGCATTACTGTTAATACAGACAACGTCGCACTAACAAGCGGCATTATTACAACAGGTGCTAAGACTTACGGTACAGCAAGTGCTGTACCAGCTATAACAGTTGATACTTACGGTCGTGTTACTAGCATATCTAATACTAGCATAAGTATCACAGCAAGTCAAGTAAGTGATTTTACCAGTGCAGCAAACACCGCAATTGATGCTAGAGTTTCGGGCGGCAACGGTCTAACATATTCAGGCGGCATACTAGCAGTCGGCGCCGGCAGCTACATCACAGTAGCCGCTGATACAGTAGCAGTTGACGCATCAACAACTAATACTGCCGGTAAAGTAGTTGCTCGCGATGGTGCAGGTAACGTGTATGCAAACTACTTTGTGGGTACAGCTACAGCCGCACAATACGCTGACTTAGCAGAAAACTATCTAGCTGACGCTGATTATCTACCAGGTACAGTTCTTGTATTTGGCGGTGATGCAGAAGTTACTGCGGCTACAACATATGATTCTACAAGAGTTGCAGGTGTAGTAACCACACAACCAGCTCACGTTATGAACAGCCATTTAGTAGGCCCAAATGTAGCGTGTATTGCATTACGTGGTCGTGTCCCAGTCAAGGTTAAGGGTGTAGTTCGTAAAGGTGATGTACTAGTTACAGCCGGAGAAGGACATATTGGATATGCTGTGGCAGCACTATATCCACGTGATGTGCCAGCGGCAGCTATGGTCGGTAAAGCTATCACTGACAAATTAGATGCTGGTCCAGGCGTTGTAGAAGCTTTAATTTAAAACTTCTAACCCCCACGATCGCTCTCCGCAGAACCAACAAGTTCCGCATGGATCGTTATTATAGTCGCTACCACAACTTTTTGTTAGTGGGAATACAGAGTCTATGATTCCCTGCTCGCAATATATTTTAACTATATCCTGTTTATTGAGGTTTGTTAACGGACAAAATTGTCCAGGGGAAACTTGCAACGAGCGAGTATATAATGGCGATCTAGACTTTTTATTAAACATTTCAAACTTCTCAAAATTTTCAATACCGCAATCAGCAGGCGGATTAGTGTTATCACCATACAACATTGATTTTATACTCTGTTGTTCGTACAACATTTTTCTAGGCAAAACTTGAATGTGAGCTGATCCTTCATCGTTGTTATTGTATATAGAAACATGCTGTATGATATTATAATTATTTGTTAGCTGACAAATTTTATTTAAGACGTCTGCCGTTATCTTATGCTGTGATAAATTTCTTTTTACAGTACTG